GAAAGTGTTAGTCGTGTTTATCACACCAGCAGAATCAACGCTCTTACCATCCCGGATAAACACTTTTTCTCGCATTAACTCTTCATAGTCATATAGTGACATTCCGATTACACACACACGACCATCAACATACAATTTACATTTCATTAATTCAGTTTCTTCTATCGGACCGATAACATCTATTTGAATTGTTCTTTTATTCATAATTCATTCCTTTCTAAATTAATTATTAGTTAATTGGCAGTTTCATAAAACACATCCACATAGTCTTTCCATGTCTTCCAGTAGTATGGCCGAAGAGTGGTTGCCGATTGATGGCACTCAATACTTCCCTAACTGTTATCTGATCCTCATTCCATTTGAAAATCAGAACTCCGTAGTCATCCAGAACACGAAAGCATTCATCAATTCCCTTTTTTATCACCCTTGGCCAATCTTCAGGAAGTTTACCATACTTCTTGGCTAACCAACTATTTTTGCCAACCTTTAGCAAATGGGGTGGATCAAACACTACCAGTTTAAAGGATTTATCCAAAAACGGCATATCGGTAAAGTCCGATACGATGTCTGGGTGGACTTTCAGATTCCGCCCATCACAAAGAATGTATTCTTCGTCCCTAATGTCAGCAAACAAAGCCAAAGGGTTTTTTTTGTCAAACCAAAACATTCTACTGCCACAACAGGCATCTAATATAAGTTTTCCATTTTCCATTAAGCTATTTCTTTTGATTTCTTCAATCTCAACTTTCTCAATACTTTGCAAAGTGCTTCAGTATTTTTTCTCGCTTGTGTAACCTCCACCGCATTCCCGATAAATTTCTTTTGGTCAGCTTGTGTGCCTATTAAAACATAATCTTCAGGGAATCCCATAATCTTTTTGAGTTCCGGAATGCGAAGCATCCGCATTTTAATATCCACTATGCCATACAGTGCCATGAACTCCTTTATCTTCACGGTCATAGGACTATCATTGTTGTAGATTTCAATCGCTACCTGACCGCTTTCTGTTGCTACCAGATAAGGCGGCATCTTATCCATGCGGGCTATTAATGTGAAGCAGGGGCTATCAACAGAGCCGCCAGCACTGTTGAACTGTGGATTCATCAGATAGTGCCATTTCCTGTTTGCGGTAATGGTCTGGGAGGGTTCCTCTATACTGCTACCTACATTTGAGAATGCAGTATTCATTATCCACGGCTGGTATGTTACCAAGTTTTGTTTCGGTGTTGTGGTAACAGCGGGGCATGGCGAGTTTATATCAGACACCTGACCACCTCCAGAATATTGATTCATAAAAAATGGAGATACAAGGGAAAGTCTGTCTTTAGTCAGAAGTGTAGGACAAGGCTGATTAATATCCTTTCCTGTATCCTTAAAGTTATAAGAACACATAAATCGGCCTTCAATTAAAGCCATCCTGTCCTTCGTTGTGACCGTTGGAGCTGGAAGGTCTACCGAATGATTATGTCCATTTCCATAATAAGCAGAAACAAAAACATGGTGGTCTTTGCAGGTGATTGCACCTGCCGGTTCTTCTACAGACACATTCTTGCTTTCGGGATGTCCGCTGAACTGTTTGGAGAGGAAACTTACCTGTACCTTTGCAAAGCGGTTTTCAGTAGTCAACACTCCGCATGGTTCATCAACTGATTTGCATGTGTCTTGAGGGCGAACCGTATTGTAACGGGAAAGGAAAGCATCCTTTCCTCCGGCTACAAACTTGATAAGTCCAGCATAGATACGTTCAAGCGTTTTCTCTGCAAGAGGCTTTTCCCTGAAGATGGTAGTTCCTTCATCAGAGAAATCAAGCACATCTTTTACCGGCTTCCACTTCTCCAGCCGCGAGAACATATCTTGCCTACCACCTTTACAATGGGTCGGTTCTGGGAATACTATCGGCAAGTTCTTTTTAGCAAAGATGCCGAAGAAGCGTTTTCTTGTGGTGTAGGCACCGAAGTCGGCAGCATTTAAGATGCGGTGCTCAAAGTTGTAACCGTACTTCTTGACATTGCGCACCCACTTTTGATAAAGCCGGCCTTTGTCCATGCTGATAGGTTTCCCATTCTCATCCATATCTCCCCATGACATAAACTCTTCTACATTTTCAATCTGAATGTAGTCAGGGTCTATAACATCAATATAACGGAAGAGATGTTCTGCCAACGTTCGGCTGTCGGCATCTCTCGGCTGACCGCCTTTGGCTTTCGAGAAGTTAGTACACTCCAAAGAGGCATGAAGCATTATCATGGCATCAGGGTATAGCTGACGGATACGTTCTACAATAGTGCTTATCGGGGAAAGTTCCAGTGTACGGATATCCTCAATAAAGTGAAGTGCATCAGGGATATTGGCATCATGTGAAAGAATGGCATTCTTGTCATGGTTCACACAACAAACAACTTTTGCACATTTATTTCCATCCAATCGTGTTGCTTCCACACCTTCGGATAAGCCACCAGCGCCACAAAAGAGATCAATAACAAATAGTTCTATATCGGACAGACCTTCAATGGATTTTAAGATGTCTTTCTGCGATTTCATAACTTCTCCTTTTTAAACAGGTGGCTGAACGCATTATCCAAATCCAAGTCTAGATTCAGTTTGGACGGGAAAGATTTAATGTATTCGTACATCTTATAAGCGAGGTTGTCATCATCACCGCATCTGTCAATCAGTGTGAGCAACATGGCGTTCACCATGTCAGAATCATTGCCGAAGTTTTCCTGAGTGGATTCGCTGCAATGATTCACATCACTTTTCAATCTCTTTATCGCGGCTATGGCTGTGTTGAAGTTTCTTTTTGAATCGTGTCTGAGTTCAAAGCCTTCTTTCTTGTATTGCTGCTGCATTTCTAGAAGGTTGGTTTCTAAAACGTCCGTGAGGACAAATACGATGTTGGTTATCGTATTCAGTTTGTCTGTTCCTTGCATAATCGTGTATTCTTATTTCTAATTCGAATGAATCCCCTTCGTTCTGTTTCTTCTAACAGTGGAAAGTCTTCATTCTTGATTTCACATTCTGTTTCGTAGTTCACGGAAGTATAACTTGGGATATTGAACTTTTTCCGGATTCTTACGATAACATCCGGATTTCTTGTTACCCAGTAAACGGTTATTCTCATGGTGATATCAGCATTTTTCTAGCTTCCTCATCTCCTGCATCAGCACGGTGCTTGATTTCAATGTACTCAGCATAAGAGATTCTGTTATCTCCACGCTCCTCTATCTCTTTTTCACGTTGGTTTCTGTATCGTTCACGCTCTTTCCGTTCAATATCTTTCCGACGTTCAGAAACGTAGTCCAGCATCGCACTTGTTATTTTCAATGGATCTATTGAACCGTAGAACCGCCCATACTTCCCTGACTTAAACCGTGCTATGAAAAAACAGATTTCAGCGGCATTTATATAATAATACTCCGAAAGGAATATCTCCGATAGTTCAGAAAGTTGCTCTTTCGCTATCTTGGTTGAAACTTCTGCAAAGTCATTCAATGAACCAAATTGTATCTTTAGCCATTCTATCGGTGTTTCATCCCCATAAGTAGAAGACAATAGCCCTAAACTCGGAATGCTGTCATTCAACGCCAGTTCTGAATGGGTTGCATTACATCTGACAAGTTTGAACTGCAAATCAGGGTTGTAATCAAGAATGAATTGTGCAGGATCGGGATATTTATTCAATAACGCCCTCTGCTTCAAGTTCCTTTCTCTTTTTTGCGGCAGCTTCTCTAACGGTTGTAGCGACTGCAAGAACTGAATCACGTTTTCGCTGCTCGCTATCCTGTTGATTTTTACTAAGTCTTGTCCCATTATAGTTTCCTTCCAATATTTTAGTAAAGTTTGCTTGTTTGAAAATCCAATCAAAGTCGCATTTCCAATTGCGGTCATTAGCTCCAAGTAAGAACGGGGATTGAAGAATGAGATTGAAAACACTCCTCACTGACTCTTTCCCATATTGGGCTATCCGGGCTTTTACAGCCTTTTTTCTCACATCAGTCATTGATCTTATCTGCTGGAGTCTGTCTTTGAATGTGGTATTATAGTATTCCATCAATCCGCTGTAATCAATCTTTTCAGAGGGGGATGGCGAAGAAAGCTTGGCTTTCTTTGATACTCCGTCAGGAGTATTTTCTTTCTTTTGATGTAGAGATATATCTATATACTCTCTTTCTTCTTTCTTTGTATTTGTGCCCTCTGTGTGCCCTGATTTTTGTAAAAGTTCGGATTGCGGTAGATTGTTGTTCATGGGCTGTGCCCCAAGTTGTGCCCTTAGTTGTGCCCATTCGTGTCTTAATTCATTGATTTCCTTTTCAATACCTGTGTCCTTACTTGTGCCCTTGGTTGTGCCCATTGGATTATATTCTTCATATTTACATAAGGTTATAAGGTTCATTCCTTGATTGCACTCAACAGTTATCATACCTTTCTTTCTAAGATGCACAAGAAAGGAACGCACCTTCTTTTCAGACCATTTCCAACGCTGTGACAGAAATCTTATGGATGCAGGATATTGACCTCTTGAATAAGAGATTTCTCGACCTCCGATACTCTCCTTTCGGGGCGTTACCTCAAATCGTGCAGACTGAATTAAGTCTAACCACGCTTCGCAACTGCTAAAAGTACGGGCTTCATTCCACATTTCATTCGAGAAAAACCTGCGGCTTAGCCTCAAAAATCCTTCTTCCATAGTTTTAGAATCTTACGTTAGTCAACTGCCTGTTATTAGAGTACACTGCCCATTTACCATTTCCACTATCAACAAGGCGAAGATCCTTCACTTCTCCAAATCGTTTTTTGTTTCCACAAAGGTCAACGATCCATCCGGCCTCTTTACTCGGGTGCGGACGGATAGCACGACCGACTATTTGATACCACAGTGCCAAAGACATCGTAGGACGTGCCATGACAATCGTATCCAGTTCTGGGTAATCAAATCCGGTAGTAAGTACGCCGACATTGGCCACGACCGGAATTTCTCCGGCCTTGAATGCCTCAAGAATACTCTCTCGCTCTTTCTTTGGGGTTTCTCCTGAAACGATGGCCGCTCCGGGAATAGACCAGGTAAGGCGTTCAGCTTCTTTCAAAAACCTCGTGAAGACCAATATACCTTTTCGTTTTATCCCGCTTTTAGGGTTCATTAGTCTTTGCACAATGCTGACCAGAAACCCGTAAAAATCGATACGCTCATACTCCTTTACGACAGACTTGTCTGTGTAGTCGGCTCCGGTCGTGTTCACCTTCAGATTAAGTTCATTCCATCCTAAAGGGTTCATTTCATAATAATTCAGTTTTGACAGATAACCCATATCTAATAGGGTTGATACCTGTACATGATAAATGACCTCTGAAAAGACATGAGGTTTCGTCCGTGTGATAAACTTCAACATAGAACCGAAGTCACGTGAAGAGGACAATCTATAAGGAGTTGCTGTGAGTCCAAGCACTTTGCACTTCACCGCATCGAAGAAGTCCTTGTACATTCCCTCTTTGGGGTTTACCAAATGGCACTCATCAACGATGATGTTTTTGAAGTGGGTAAAGAGTTCGGGGTGATTCTTCACACTGCCGATGGTGGCGAATGTTATTCGGTTTATCTCCTTTGAATTAAAGGAAGCCGAATAGATGCTGCAATCAAGAATGCCGTATGAGCAGAGCTTCTTGAAGTTTTGCTCGAGTATTTCCTTTGAGGGCTGGAACACTAAAGTATGCCCGTCAAGCCTTGCAGATATATCCGCTATGATAAGGCTCTTTCCCGAACCCGTAGGCAAGACCATGATAGCATTCGTTTTCTTCGCCTTGTTATTGAAGAAAGAAACGGCAGCATCAGAGGCTTTCTGTTGGTAATCACGTAGTTGGTAAGTCATTCTGCTTCTCCTTTCAATAGTTCGGGATTGTCATGGATATTACCTTTAACTACAAACATTTTGCGTGTCTGTTGAAGAGTGTTTTCTACAAAGCCATCCCATCCGACCCAGCATCCTTCTTGGGTACACCATTTAACCTCAAATGAAAGTCCTATGCGGTGTTTTCCACTCGTTGTAATATAGTCAAGCTGCACAATATCACCCTCATAAATCTCTTTGCCGTTCCTATCAATCAGTCCTGTAAACTGCCCGACTGTGTTGTCGGCAACTTCACAATCATTCACAACAAATCCGAAGTTATCTGTTGTAAAACTTGCTATATTCTCAAAGATTACAAGTTTGTTAATGTTTAACGAGCAAAAGTTAGAAGAATAATTGGCAATATTTCCATATATCCATTTACCGTCCTTTATGCGTTTACCTCTAAATTTAATTGTTCTCATAACCCTTTCTCCTTTCTAAGTTTCTTATTCAGTGCCTTGTAATACTTGATTAGCTGCTCGTACTCAAAATCTGACATCTTGGTATTTGATGCAGCTTTCACTTTCAGCAAGTCAAATTTCTGCTGACCTATCTTAGCTATCAGATTTACCCGATAGCCCTCCAAATGGTCGGCTTTGAAACGGTTGCAGTTGTGCATGGCATAGCCGTTAGCAATGAAAGTACGCGTATCCGTTTCCATCACGACAATCTCCTCTTTACCTATATATTTGATACCTTTCACTTTGGTATCATATTGAGATTTTAGTTTGCCAAGTTTTTCAATATCCACCTTTTCAATTTTATGCGGACGAACACGCATTAAAAATTGGAGCTTCTCTATGTTTGTACCTGTTATAAGAAATTGCCAAGATTGATACGTTTTTTTAAACGTGCCACGCCTATTTGAATCTTCCATCATCTGCCGACAAGTTTTATTATTTCCTGTGAACTTTTCAAGTAAGCGTTTTATTTCAGAGCAAATATCCATGTACTTCTCACATTGGGCTATACCGACACGAAAACCATAGCGTTTCGTCCCATCTGGATTAGAAATATTCTGTTGACAAATATGTCCGTCAGCATCAATCATTCCCGCAATCCATCCGCTTTCATAGGATTTTTCTTGTTGTATTACTTGAAATGGTTTACAGACAATGGTCGTAGTCCTATCTGTATGAGGTCCGGTCTTGTGCTTCCCATGAAGATTTACGCCATTAACCCACATTTCTTGTGTTTCAATCCATGTGTATGAAGTTCCTTGTCTTGCCCTTGCGAGCCATTTATGGTTAGCAGTTGTCTTCATTTTATCTCCATTCTCTAACTCTACCTCATACACATCTTGAATATCACGTTCTATGTGTGTAACCCTTCCAACCCTATATCTTCGTGAAGTTTTATAAATTACTTCTTCGTCAAAAGCAAATATTTCTTCACCAACACTAATTTCACCAAGCTGTTTCCATATAAAATCTTTCATTAAGACGAGAGAATCCGGTGTTAAACAGTGCCTACATTCGGCATGGCAATTATCTTCATCAAACCGTGTGGCCAGATGCGTGCGGCTGAAATAATGGCCGCAATCAGCTTGCACAAATGGCTTTATCTGTCCGCACGAGATACATCTAAAATACCCGTTTGGCATTGCATCACGAAGCCGGATAAAAAGGGAAAACTCCTTGTCGAGCTTAGCTTTCAAATCCGGCTTCTTCTTTACTGTTACCCCTGCTTTATCAAACAGAGGTGAAGGCTTGTTTTTCTTCTTAGCCTTTCGTTTTATGTAGTATGGCATATCTTATCTTTTAAAATTAAAACGTTGTTGCTTTCTGCCCAACTTATGATAGAATCCAGAACCTCATCGTCATCCAGATTGTCTATAATATCTCTAAAATCATACGAAGCACCTACTTCTTCTTGAAAGTGTCTTATGATGCTCGTCTTTAAATCTGTCACTTCTTGCCAAGTTTCCATGTTGTTTTTTATTAAAGTCCCGAAGCGCATTCTCCGGGGCACAACCATTATTTATTAACCCTTGCCATTGATGTGTGGCTCACATTTATGAGGGATAAGCAGGAGTCGAACCTACACAAGTATCGTCTGATTTCTCGCTTTCGTCCGTAGATTGGCTATCCTACGATCTTTAAACTACTCAACAAATGTATTACTCTCAGCTACGGTCTTGATGACTTCCATTTCTATGTACACTTGAAATTTCCATTCATTTAGTCTTAGCACCCTATGACCATTTTATCCCATGTTTGCCCACCCTATCTTCACAGACCGGGAAGGCATAAAGTTTATAAGAAAATAAATCTAAAATTATCCTCACCGTTAGGTTCTTCGCCCGGCATATCATTACCGAAATCCATCGGAATGAACCAATCTGAAATAAACTCTTCCATAACTAAATCAAATCAATTATTTTGGTTTTAACAATCGCATCCAATCTCATATCAGACAAACCTTGTGAAAGGTGTTGTTCCATCAAAGTGTTTGCCTCCTTTATATCCTTTGCGCAAACCAAATTATAGTATTTCAATTCTTTCTCATTGCCGTTCTCATCAATCTGAGTATCTACAATGGTAGCCTTGAAGAATGGCTTGTCTTCTGTCTTTTCGTTGATTATCTCAATGATGTTTGAACGTGAAATGGAGAAGACATCAGATTCCATATTATCGGATGCGTACTGTTCAAGCCCTTTGGCTTCCGCTTCTGCAAAAAGTGAGCAGTCTGTAATGAAGTGTTCTTTTACTTCTTTTTCAAGACCGTCCTTGTTAGGTTTCATCACCTTTAACTTTACCTCGTAATACATATCATTCCTCCTTTGTCTTGTTACGTTCCTTAATCATTGCATCAGCTATTTGGTAAGCTGATTTAGCCTGTCCTTTATAGTAGTAGTTTGTAACACTAACTTCTTTGGACGGGAAAAACAATGTGACAATCCTGTTCCATAAAGTTCTCCTGCGTTTTGCTGTCATCATCATGCACTTCATTGCTTCAAGCGCAATATGATCGCGCGAAATATTCGATTCCATAATTTTATTGCTTTAATTGATTAATAATTTGTCTTTTGATTTTCTTGTACAGCTTCCCGACAAAACGTCCATGCTTCTCTGTTCCGTCATCGGGCAACTCGTTTTTATAAATATGAAGAAGTAACTGGATGAGAAGCACTTCTTGTTTTGTCAAAGTAAGTTTCATGATAATAACCTAAAGGAGCGATTCTATATCGCAAAGTTCAGCATATATCAACATCAGCCATACTATTATTTGTAACAGGATAGCCATATAATTATCACTGTCATTCTTATAAAACAATTTATCAAGAAAGATATTGCCATAATGATAAAGGCACTAATTCGTATAATCATTGTTTCAGATATGAAATTTGTTTTGTTCGACCTCTATCTCCATCAACTGAATCAAACGTTCTTCGTCTGGAGATGGGATATATATGCCACATTGGGCACTCGAAAAATTCCGAAACCGCTCAATAGTTAGGCTCATCTCCGCGCTGTCAAGATCAGAAGAACTTCGTAGATACTTTATCCGACCCAAAAACTTGTCTTCTCTCTCACGGACGAAAGTGTCTTTGTTGCAGAGAATCTTGTAATAGTTCCGCTTTACATATTCCATCGTTTCACCGATTTGGCAACCGAAATAAGCAAGGCAGACATGAAGGTATTTGTTCTGATTTAAAGATCTTTGCGGTTTCTTTTCCGTCAATTCAAACACCTTCTGTTCCTTTATCAACTTCTCCAGCTTCGCTCTTGCCTGCTGGACGTGGAGAGGATTAGAGCCATCGTACTTCATCAGAAGGGCAAATCTAGATCATTATCCGACACGCTAGGAGCATTATTTATATCCTCTGGGGTGGGTGATGTATTCTGAGGTATAAACTCTTTGAGGTCCCCGCAGATATAGTTCCTTCCTTCTACCCGTTCCTCCTTTTTAGGGGAACAAGTGATGAAATGCGTATGCCCAAACTGGGATTTCTCTCTGCGCTCGATAACAGCCACATTCACATAGATTCTTTCAACTCCATCTTTACACTTAATTTTCTTCATCTGCTCACGAGGTATATCAGAGAGACAGATAGAACCACTTAAAATTGCCATAATTAATTTTCTATTTTTTCTTTTAATAAATACTTGGTTAAATCTCTGTATTCTACCCACTCTAAAAAAGAGTGTAATAGATTCATATTATCCTGCTCCATACCATCATAACGATAACATGTAATAGCAGGCTCATAGCGTTTCAATGGAAGTCCTCTGACATCATATCCATGCTTATCTTTGTCGTATCCTTCAAAGATGAACAAGTCAAAGTGAAACACGTCTAAATTGAATAGCTGGAGATAAAATCGCCATTGGCAAGAATTGATGTAATCGGCATCGGTAGGATAAGAATATTTAGTCTTAATGTCCCTGATCTCCACACCATTCACCATATCGGCACATCCTGTTATAATAGCATCTCCAAAATCCTTATACAGTCTTATCTCATGAAAAGCATTCGGGTATTCGTTACGATAGGAAAGCGCGGTCTTGCATTGTGCAATATCCATAATCACTTTATCACCTTCAATGTCAAAGGATCTACCACAAGGAACAGGCTCTTTTTGTTCTTTATTATAATGGAGGAAGGTACGTTCTCCTGCATCTACTTTATCACATTTCGGTGTACCTTCTTCCACTATTTTATGAAATGCCTGTCCAATTTTTGTATACACATTACCCGTGAACTTGCCTGTTATACTGTCAATAACGGATTGCTCCGTTATCTCATAGTTGGCATAATCGCTTTGCTCTATGTACTTTCGGAATGCTTCTAAAATTGTTATGCGAATTAGCGGTATCATACTTTCACGAATAACTTTTTATCTTGATCGAAAGTGAATCCTTTTGCTGCAAGACTCTTCTGCATCTCAGAAAAGAAGGGTACTCGCATAATTTTAGGTAATAGTTTTGTAGCCTCCATCAAGGCAAGAATATCTTCATCGGTCATTGCGGCGGCAAGCTGTTCACGTATTGCCGCAAGCTGTTCATTAGCTTTTGCTTGTGCTTCTCCTTTTCCTTGAATTGATATCTTCACTTTCGATATAATGTCAGACATACATGTATCAAACTCGGTTGTTCCATAATCAGGTATTACCACAGTTCCAAGTCCTGCTACATTTTTGCCTACAAAATTATCCAACGGTGCAAATGAAATAGAACGCTTCCCATTTTGTATGAATACATATCCAACTTGGTCAGCTATCCTGACAAGCAGGTCTTTTGATTGCCCTGTGCAATCCGGAGAGTGCTTTATCACATCACCGTCTGCCGTTTCCTTGTCATGGCATATAAAAACAATGTCAGAACCATTCGAGCGAAGAAAGTTGACGAACTCTTTAAAGTCCTCGCCCATCTGCCCAAACCGTTTTAAAGTATTCGTTTTCAATTTATAATTATTGTCAATAGCATATTGACTCAGATAATCGTCTATCATTGATTTGGCTGTATCGACAACTATTGTTTTGTAATCTTTCATAGATTCACGTTCTGAATCAATATCTTTCCAACATTTAGCCATTATGGTATCACAACGTTGTACTGCGCGGTCTGCCCCCCTGTCGCAATCTATCAATAAAGGATTATCCGCTGTTGTAGCTACTGAGGTTTTCCCACTTCCGGGTACTCCATATAATACAATAATTACAGGACGCTCCGGTAAAACATCATTTTTCTTAACTATAGGCATAATATTTAAATTTTAAAATGTTCGCTTTTACCAACACAAAAAAGGCAGGTCCGCAGTCCTTACAAAGTTCCGCTTCCTGCCATGATATCTTTCCACTTCTTCAAGTTCGTTTTCTAGAGAATCGATTTCTTCATTAAGCAAGGATATATACTTGCCCTTACATTCAGCATTGAATGTGAGCCTTACCGATTCCTCACTCATTGACTGGACTATATCAAGCTCTGAATAAAGCTTTTCCAATTCATCGCTTATCTGGCTTATAGTTCTCATACCTTTTCAAGAAATTGGATCGGCAATGAGCATACACCTTTCATATTAGGATATTTGACATCAGCATATCCGTTAGCGATATAAACTATTGTACCTGTCAACGTATCACCTATCTCACGTACTTTATCACCTTTCTTCATAACCATTTATTTTAAGTTTATCTAATTATTGTGGCAATGGTTTCCAAAAATCAATGTCCCATGCCCGGTTAGTATTTCCACATATCCAAATGTTCTTCTTATGCTCACTATCGAATACCAACATCCCGGTATTCACAAATTTCCCGGAACTCTTTACAAACACTCTTGTGTCTAATGGTGGAGGATCTTTTTCTGCATTCCTCCATTTCATGGATTCCAAAACAAATTGAGCACCTTTTTCAAAATCCACTGATGCTGTTCTTTTGTGCGTAATTCCATGTATGCCATTTGCATACTCTCTGGCTTTCTCTTTTATTATATTTATATCCATAACTTAACTTGTTTCCAATTAAAAAACTCCTGCTATCTTCACAGACTACAGGAGCAAAACCTAAACGACTTAATCTATCACTTATGATAACTTACAGCCACCGTCAGCGGAATCGGACCGCCATACTATCCGTTAAATGAAAGTAGAGATTAGAACAGATAATTATTTATGTTTATTACCTTAGACAGTACCAACCATGGACGGTGAAATTCCGTACCTATATTCACATACCGGCACGGACAGACAGCAAAAACTTTATGAAAATAACAAAAAAACTAGATGAAAAAATCATTCATATTCCTTTAACTCTCTGTATGTCATTACCACCAATCTCACACACAATAATGAGATAATGGAAAATATAATCACCGATACGGATTTTATAGGGCTTTCCGTAACTATCGCACCATAAATCATTCCTAAAGAACATAGTGCGGCAAATATAGACAGGATAAAATTAGCTGTTTTCATAATATGCATTTTTATATTGTTCCCCTCAACGGCTTAAACCGGTTGTTACCCCGAATCTTACGGGAGGGGATATATTAGACCTTCCGGCGGTACTTGTGCCCAACCAAGTTTACTTAATGCACTAAGGACAAATCGGTGCACCGAAAGTATGTTCAATCAATTATTATAGACCCTCAATACGTCACGGCATCCCTGCTGGTATTGACTCCTATAATCAGTCCGTTTGTCTGCATTATATGGCTTATGAGTTACACCATATAAACATTTACAATGTGTGAAAGAACTTTGAACAGTTCCCCTCAACGGCTTAAACCGGTTGTTACCCCGAATCTTACGGGAGGGGATATATTTATTTGTCTGCTGAAATACAAGCCAATTGTTTCTTTAGATAACTTATACGATCACATTCCATATCACATATTTGACTACCTTGTTTTTGGTTGTGAGGATAATGCTTACATTTCCCCCTTTGAAAACAAGGACATAACTGCCGGTACACTATCACAGTTCTTTCTTCTATCTCCTTGCATGCAATACTAATAGCTTCCAGCGCGTCAGCTTTAAAAATCAACGGTTCTACCGGATTACCAAGCTGGTAGCATTTATTATTTATAAAATCGGTTGCTTTGCTCATTTTTTATTTATCTAATAAGTATTTATTTACATCTTGTTTAGAGAAATACAACAGTTTGCCCTTTTTAGTATATGGGATAGTACCATCATGAACGCGTTTTCTTAAAGCCCCTTGAGATATTCCTAGATATTCTGCGCATCTAGCAGAATTCATTACAGAATCATTCTGTTTTCCCGTCACTTCTGCAAATCTTTCCGTGAGCATATTCATTTCTGTTCTTGTCATCATAACCTTTGAATATTTATATTTTCACTCTGATAATGGATTCTGCACCACCATAATTCTTTATCGCCTCTTCCCTTATTCTTACTGCAAGTTCAGTGTTGATAATGTACTTTAATGCTCTGCGTACTGTTTCACCGCTAACCCCGAAATGAGATGCGATGTGTTTCTGTGCACCTTGTGGAACGATTATCCGTGGGATTTCTTTGGTTCTTCCTATTTTATTCATATATTTGTATATTAATTATTGCCGTTGCGAAATAAAACTGTATTCAGTTCGTTTTCACATTGCAAAAGTAAGCGGTTTAACTTTCAGTTGCAAATTAAACCGCTAAAAAATATAAGCTAAACCGTTATTTAGAAACATTTTAAATAATATATTATGAAAACAACTGTAAATGAAAGAATTACTCAAATAATATCTCAATTCGGATATAAAAGTAAAAGATCTTTTGCAGAAAAGATAGGTATCGCACAGACATCACTTAATGATATCCTAAGAGGAGCAGAGCCAAAATATTCAACATTATATAAAATTTTGGAAGCTGAACCGCTTGTTTCTTCGGAATGGCTACTCCGTGGTGAAGGTGAGATGCTTAAATCTCAGCCCACATCACTTGATTTAGAATCAAAAACGAATAAAACATCCGCACCACATCAAATTGAAACAAAAATATTAACATAGATTTACATGGAGAACAAATAGACAGCAAAAGGACTATCGAAGTCCTTATAAAAGTAATAGAAACATACCAAACACGTATGGATGACTTACTAAATGTTATCGAAGTGCTTAAAAATGAAAACACCGATTTGAAAGAACAGTTAGAAAAACCAAATGTAAGCTAAACAAATGAACATCTTATCATGTTTTTTAAGGAGATTAAAAACCTTAGATATGAACAATGATATAATACACAAATTAGAAGACATTGCCATTAAGATGAACAACCAACATGATAGATTAGAAAGACTTCTTTTCGGAGTTGAGTTAAATCTAATTACATGCAATAAAATAGAGCCAGAAAAGAATAATATACATAAGACGATTAGTCTTAATAAAAAATAGATATTATGGAAAAAGTATTGCTAATATCTTTATTACTTATTGGAGTAATATCTAGTTGTAGTAATAACGAAGATAACATTCCCGTAGATGATTATTTAACAACTAATGAATGGAAATTATTAGCCCAAGATTCAACGCATATATATTATGCATCAATAAATAATGAATCTAAAAAGCGGCTGGTAAAAGAAAGAAGAAGTGATAATAAGATTATATGGGAGAAAGATATGATAATTCCTGATCCAGTAGATATATATTTAGGATATGGAGAATACAAAACAGTAGCTTTTGAGCCATCTTCAGGATATCCTTTTTTTGACAATGATAATTTATTATTGTGTAAATGGTCTGGTTTTGTTAATATTTCAATGATGTTAAAATGCTCAGCCGAGTGTATTGCCATTTATAATCTGAATGGGGATCTTATATCTACTAAATATATATGTAATGACGGAGCATATAATTACGATTACGAAAATGCAGCTATAAGATATGGGGATTCTATTATAATAGGGAAAAATAACGGATATTTTATTATTGACAAGAGCGGAAATATAATAGAAGAAAATAACCATATACATCTAGCTGGGTTTGGTAGTCCTGACGCTATTTTGGGAAGAAAATATGTGCTAGTCGATTGGGATGACGGGAGGACTTCTTATGACGGTATGTCAATATTTGACCTTGACAAAGGAAGAACAGATATAAATCTACATAGCTATATCAATCATAAATATAAAAAGCCTTCTAAACTCAATTATACAAACATATCTACTAGTGGAAATAAAATGGTCATTTCGTTAAAAATTATATTTTATGACAATACCACTACAGACGAAAAAATTATCGTTGATATTGATTTGGGAGAAATTATAGAATAACGTCATTAATCTAATATTCTAAGCAAAACATTATGTTTTAACTCCTATCTAACAATCAATGGTAAACTGTATGAAAAAGTAATATGATACGCTATACAATCTTGTTAAAAATAGGTGGATTTTTTAACTTAAAACGGAATTTGTCGGTATCACAAAACATAGAAAAAGCCCTCTACAGGGCTTAGAGGCGTATTGAATATTTTTACTATGTGATACCAATGGCAATAAACAACGCTTAATCAGTTGATTATAAATAATTTGTTAGATTCCCGGTTTCGGCTCAAGGGGGGTCAAAATGCTCCCTTTTTTTATTTTACGCCAATAGGCTATAAATCAATATATTACAAACCTAATCGACTGATCTTCAACGTGTTTAAGTAATCTTACTGATGATTACTTCCGTTACTGTGCATTACTTATCATTACACTGTTGAACTATTTGTGATACCAATTTGTTCCTGGTATCACAGCTGGTATCACACTTGGTATCACATTTACCATAATTAACAAATTATAAACTAAAAAGAAACAGTATGGAAACATGGAAAATCAAGCCGGTATTCGACAGAAAAAAGAAAGCAACACCGGAGAAATCAGCTAAGGTTGAAATTGAAATTAAATTCTCACGTACAGAAAGGAAATGGATCTCAACAGACATTGAACTGTATTCAAACCAATGGGATGGAGAATTTGTGGTACGTCACGCTAAATTCAAACAATTAAATAAAGCAATAACCCAATATGTAAAAAAGTTTGATGATATTATCAAAAATATAAGAAAAGAAGGAAAAGACATCAATCTAAAAAACTTTAATATTTTTTATAACGAAAAACACGTAAAGTCTAAATCGTCATTTTTAGATTTCGCTTATGACGAGTTACAAAGAAGGGATCTTAAATGGTCAACCAAACGAGCGCACCTTATAGCACTGGAAGCTCTAAAACGCTCCGGAGTAATTAAAACATTTGACGATATCACTCCTGAAAATATAGCTTTATTTGACAGGTTTATAAGAAGAGAAGATCCAACAAGAGGACAGACAACAATACATGGATACCATAAGAGAATAAAACCTTATATTAATGAAGCGCTTCGGCTTGGACTTATCGAGGACACACCTTACAGGGTATTCAAAGATAAACATGGTAGATATAAAACAAGACAGCCTCTCACAATGGACGAACTGCAATCTATCCGCAATATAGAGTTGAATGATCGACAATTACAAAAAGTACGTGACCAGTTTATATTTCAATGCTATACCGGCTTATCATGGGTTGACTTATACATGTTTGATTATGACAGATGTACTGTAGAACATAACGGAGTTGCATATATAGACGGAGAACGTATCAAGACCGGAACCAAATTTTACACACCTATACTTACTCCAGCAATGGAAATATTAAAAAAATACGATTATAAATTTACAGTCCCTACTGTACAGTCATTTAACAGAAGCCTTAAAATCATAGCTGAACTTATCGGCTTAAAAAAGCCCTTAACCAGTCACATAGCCCGGCATACATTCGCTACCACTGTTGTTTTAGCAAATGACGTACCTATCGAAACGTTGTCTAAGATGCTAGGGCACACAAAGGTTTCAGTCACACAAGTTTATGCAAAAATTCTAAATAGTTCAGTAGAAAAACATGCGGAAAAATTAAACAGTATTATATAAATCCATCCGTTGTGCTTATGAGTTATCGCTTTTAGTTCATAGGCACAACGATATCACCCTTGCCAACACGACAAGAGGTATCAGTCTATAAATGAACCTCTCTATACGTTCCATCGCATCACAGCAAGTAAACGACAAAAATACCAGTGAGGCACATCATCAGCCTGCTCAAGCAATATGTTCAACTTATCTTCTTCCATATTCTGTTAACATAAAAAAAGCGGTAAAACCCGTTGGGAATTACCGCTTAATGCTAAATAGTTACTTTATTTTGCGTTTTTGAATATTTAATTTTATCTTTGCGCCATGAAGATAGCCCTTGATACATTGAAAGGCTACGTTGACCGTAGCTCACTAGTGTAGATGTATGGGGGTTATCTTTTTTCGCACCTTTAGATTGCAGAACAAAACTACAATTCGAAAAAATTATTTATCAATCTTTTTCATTTCCTTTGCTGTCATTTTAAGAGCTTTTTTAATTATAGGCAATTCTTTTTCTTGTGGCAACTGTTCAGGTTTGCGCCCGGTATTTTGTTCTACTATATTTCGGACTTGTCTTCCAACAGTATAGTGTGTTTGTTCTAAATTAGCTTGTCCAGATATTTGTTTACTCTTTATAAGCTCTTCGGTTTGGGTAACACGGAATAGATTGGCAGCAAGTTCGGTACGGCTCATTCTGTCAAATAGCTTTCCTTTTTTAACGCCACGTTTCTTTTCAAGCTTCCACGATTCCATATTATACATACCCAGATAACCTGCATTTTGAAACTTTGCATAATCAGTAACATTTGCGGCTTTTGCCGTTGAAGCGAGAGATTTGTTTCCATCTGCAAGTTCTTCACGTATTAGCACGCGGTCTATTTCCTGATTGTTTTCAATGTATAATTCAAATTTTCGTGTTTGCTGTGCGAAATAAGCTTGCGCCAATGCTACTTCTGGCTTCTTTGGATCGCCATTCATAGCAGCAAGATAACACGCAAAACGTGTAAGTTTGAAGTCTTGGAACTCAACACCATTATTATTGCGTTTCACAGCTATTATATTTTCATAATGAGGAATGTTGAGCGAAACAAAAGCCTTTGTTGCGCGGTCAAGAACTTTACAAAATGCTTTCATATCATTATATCCAAGCATAACCATTACTTCTGAGGCCCACCAATAAACGATGCCGTTTTGGTTTTTAAAGTCTTCAAAAGAAAGAATCGCATTGTTGTTTTCTTGTTCCATTTCCATCTATAATTTAAAATTCGGCTCAAAGATAGAATAAAGTATTTGTTATTCCAATATATATCTATAATTAAGATATATAATTTTATTGGATTTATGTATATAATTTCACGACTATTTTGTAAAAACGGTAATTCCAACAAGTCAAAGAACGCTTCTGTTCGATTATTATTTTTCCAGTCCCTTTCTGCAATGTTCACATAAAAATTTCTTCGCTACCGGAAACATCTTCTGCCCCACATATCCGCTAAGATACTGCGCTTCCTCACCATAAGGATCAATCCCGAAAGCCTTGGAGATATGCCGGCACAAATGACCTTTTTCGTGGTCCCACGAATTTTGAAACTCTTCGGGGGTAGAGGTTAGTGAGATAACCATTACTGTTTCTCTTCTCCTGTAGTCCGAATAGGTTAGACCGGTATTCATTCTGCCTTCGGTCAGATTGCGATACGCACGCTTGAGGGAATCCCCCCTGCATCCTATACGGTATAGGTCCATAATGATCCGATCCGCCCAATAGGTGTGTACCGCATAATACACTTTGACGTGCCAGTCTCCATATTTCGGTATGTAGAACTCCTGAATAATCATATCACATCCGACCAGATTACAGGAATCCCTTTACCTATACAGGTGGCAAAGAACTCGTCAAATGCCCTGCAAGGATCGCCATCAATATCATCAAGGTAGCATTTTATATGCTTGCATAAGTGAGCCTCGTCAACCAATGATTTTTTATAGAAATCAGCTTTCAGCATGTTTGCGACATAAGCAACGTCATAACCCTTGTCGTGCTCAATGGTAATTCCGTTCGCTTTCAGCATATCGTCCACTTCATCTTTGCTCCACGGCTCCAGCTTTTTCTCTTTGCCCGTGGCTTCGTCTTTCACCTTCATTTTTGAAACGGCCCATTCATAAAGTTTCTTGCTGAAATGGAATCCATACGATTCCAAGTAAAGTTTCATTCCTGATGGGAATTTGCTATATGTATCCAATCTCTGTTCCATAACTTAACTTTAATTTAAAAAGAGGGGCATTCCACCCCTCCACCATTAATAAAACTCACCGTTGGCGCGTCTGCGTCTGCGTTCGCCCATGTCATCCATACGCGGATATTCAGGAAAGTATCCGGGGTATCTGCGTTCATCCATGCCGGATGAGCTTCCACCACCTGAATAACTTCTTCCGCCATCACGGAAACCCATTTCTCCGCGCATTTCTCTCATGGCTTTTTCGTAACCTTTGCGGCAGCCTTCCTTATAGGCTTCCTCCACCTCGTCACCTCTCATACCGAAGCCGCGTCCGTAATCGTCACGCCCTTCTTCTAATATTTCCCACATTCCCATAATCATTTCTTTGTTTTGGATGTTTCAACCACTCCGAGCTGTTCCATGAGCCGTTTGTTCAAATCCATAAGGTCAGACATATTCTTGCTCATTTCCGCCATTTGCCCTTTCAGAGAGGATATTTCCTGCTCCTGACGTTGTTTCTCGGCAAATTCAGGGTTCAAGAGCGTAAGCATCTTGTCACACCCTGCAATGACGGAATTGTGGAAGTCCATGCTGTTGATGATGTCTATGCTTTTCTGTTTCATAGAAGCGACCTCGTTATTCATAGCATCACGCGAGCATGACACTACGATATTCCCGTTCTGTCCGAAGTCGGCTATATCCATGCCGGCAGGAAGATTTTGGAATGTCGTGTTCTGCCCGTTGATGCAGACAACAACATCCACAACCATTTCCATTTGGGGCAACTGTCCCATAGGGGATGCCATAGGATATTTCGGCTTGGGAGCGGAAACGCTGACCACCGGACCGTATTCGATAAACGGGTTAGCATCCTTATGAAGTATATACAATTGGTTATTGGTACGAAGTGATTGAAACATGATTGTTTAATTTTAAGGAGTGTGGTTATTCCCATTTTGGGAACCACCACAAAACTCCATGTTAATTATTACTTGCTCCGTAAAGAAGCGGTTTCTACTGTAGGAGCCGGAGCCGTTGTCGGTCTGTACCCTCCATTAACAAGATACAATTCGTTGGTGTACTTGTTATAATGAATCTCATAGATGCCGGTTCCAGCCAAGTTTGCAACAGTCACAGGCTCATTGTTATAAGCCATCAACGGTCTTGTGTCCCCATTAGTTCCTATCAATATCGGAAGTGTAGCAGTCGTACCGGCAGGTATAGCTTGTCGGAGACTGATATAGAATCCCCCAACATAATCCCTGTTACGGAACGCATGGTTAGGGAGTTCAAGAGTAACATTCTCCGTACCGACTGTCACAGCCACCGTAGGAAGAGTATTGAAGTTTGCTCTTCCGATTGATGGGAATGGGAATCCTGTAAAAAAGTTAGGCCACATATCTACCTCCTTTCTTACCGGATTAACCCCAGTAGTTGTTGCAACCACATCCACTACGTCCGTATACAGCGTCACCCATATATGCACCGTAGGCGGCTGCACGGAAACAATCTGTATTAATAGCGGTTAAATTGGGGTATTGAACACTCACAGTATTGGGGAGCTTGCATTTGATTCCATCAACATCGCTTTGTAATGCCTGCAATCCGGCTGCCAAAGGAGCAATCTGTTGTCCTACTGCACTCAGGATAGTGGCGTTCTGATTACGCTGGGATATTTCGGCTGTTAAAGTAGCCTTTTCCGCAGTAAGAGATGCGATCTTGTCCTGCAATGCCTGATTTTGAATTGCATCAAGTTTGGCAAGGATAGCATTCGTGTTGGCAGTAGCACCGTCACGCAATGACAATGTGTTTTGGTTAGCAGTGTTGATTAATGCGTTAGTTTGGTTGCACATTGCAAGCTGACTCTCGTATCCTTGTGTGGTTACAAGCTGTTTCATATCGCAGCAACAGCTACAGATCTGAGATGTCAGAGCGTTGTTACCTTGCATAATCGCAGTCAGGATACTGTTGGTGTTCTGACCCATTTGGTTACCGAGACCGCAGATTGCCTGTGATACAGAGTTAATACCGGCAAGGATTTGGTCTGAAGAGGTGTTAACAGCTTGGGCTAATGATGCAATGTCCACACCGTTCCGGTTAAGTGTCTGCATGATCATTTCTCTTCCTTCATCGGCACCCTTATTGTTGTTGCCACCGAATCCAAAGTTTCCGTTACCGAAGATGGCTGCAATCACAATCAATGCAATGATGTCCTGAAAACCTCCATTGTTTCCGAAAAAGCCGCCGTTTCCATTTCCTCCCATCAGCCCCATCAGATAGCCTGTGTCAATTCCACGGCTCTGCAAGGACGGAAGAATGGACGCAAGCAGACCATTGTTTGCTCCGGTTCCACCGTCTTGGTTAAAAACATAAGTTCGTTCCATAAGTATTTGTATTTTGTATCCCGGTCAAAATCGACCGTTCACAAAAGTATATATATCATATCTCATGAGGAATCAGTTGTTTCCCAACAAATTCTTTATATTATCCCAATATATTCTCATCATTTTTTCACTTTTTAGACGTATATGAAAATTTGATATCATATAGTTCACTGAACGCTTAGTTTTATGAATGAGAGAAGAAATCTGAGATGGATAAAATCCTTTTTCGTATAGAATATATACAAGGATATATCTAGCGTTAACAATCTCTGTGACACGGTTGTCACTTACTATTAATTCGGTAGGTATTTCTGTTCCTTTAGAAACAAGAGCTATTATTTTGGCAAAAATTTCAGACTTACACATTGTGGTTTAAATTTTTGTTGTATTTTTGCCTTGCCAATCAAATACAATCATGACAAAAGCATACGTAGGAAATAAGTAAGGATATTACTACCCCTGACACTTACCTATGTATGCTTTTGTATGCTTTAAAGTCTGATTGGCGTTAAACTTCAAGTGTCGGGGGTTATTTTAATTCTGCCCCCTGAAAGAATTACTTTTATCAAATGAGTTTTTCTATTATATGCCACACTTCTACCTGTGGCGAATAATACTTGATGTTGCTATCTCATCTTTTTACCTCCTTTCTGTTGATTACCATATTCTATAACTTATTCCTGCGATAACCGCAGGAGAAAAGCCATCCTTACCAAATCCATAACCGGCTGTTATTCCCAGTCCCCATCTTCTGGGTTTTATCTTCACCGTGTGATGGATATCGTTTGTTACTGTCTGTGTTTTAGAGCAAACATAGATACTATCTAGGTTAGGTCTGTAACCACTCACATAAGCGATGTAATCACTATCTCTGTATATCTTCTGCTCAACAGGAAGAACAGTGTCTCCTACATGGATTGTATCACCATCATGCCAACACAGTATTGGAGAAGGAAGATAATATTTTACAGTATCTCTCTTTACAATGATACTTGTACTGAACACCGTATCCGTTCTTGCCTCTATAACTGCTTCGGGGGATGGCTTTACAAACCATCCTAAACCGAAAGCGAGTACAATTATTAATATATAAGGAAGCCATTTCATATTATTGTATTTAAATAAGTACCAATAGCAATGCTATCGTTATCGCAATCCATATATAGATCCTTTGTTTCATAAACTTAACACTTGTTTTCTATTGGCACCGTCAGCTCGATAACTGACGTGCACCCATGCAAAATTGCTTTCGTTAATCAATTGATCATAGGGCAGGTTCTTGCGGATATATTCAAACAACAACTTGTTTTGCTGACGGTCTCCAGTATCAATATCAGCAGCTTCCCCTTTCATGTGCTGCGAGGTCTTACTTCCCTTGACAGCTGCATTAAGTTTCGGGCAGCGATAACCACTGTTTACTGTTATAGGCTTTCCCCACCATGTGCGTAACGGGTCCAGTACGTTATCCACCAAGGCAGTCAGAGCAGTCACATGCTCCTGTCTGCATCTGTTGTTGATACCCAAGCGGTCAGCAGTCGTTGACTTGCAGAGTTCCGCAATTGTAAAATACTTCATTTCTTTTCCTCCTTCTTGTTTTCATTATCAAACAATATCTGAGCCATGATCTTGGCAATATCATCCTTGTTCTCGATAATCACACTCATTGTGTTTTCTGCCTTGCGCAACTCCGCTTTTTCCCATGATTTTTCACGAACTGATTTAAACTCACAGAAAATGCAGTACCCCGTCCAAATCATTGAAAAAATAGGGAAGGGGATAACTACGCAGCATAACAGGTCAATGAAGCACAATTCTATGAACGGGGTGAAATACTTCTTCGCTTTGACGGCTGTTTTCTTATACCCCGTGGATGTTCTTGTCTCTCCCCGTTGTTTGGCTTTCATAACTCCCGTAATAAGGTCCACTAACATCGCCCCCATTGTAGCCGCAATACACAAGGCTATAAGCACAATATGTATCATCATGTGCTCGTTGATAAAATTGTAGATTACATCTCTCATTGAAAGTAAGTTTTATATAATAGATTTTACATAGCTTGTAAATCCATATTTTTTTATTATATGTGACACATCCTCATTTGTAAGATTATAAAACTCACCTTTTATTTTTTTATCTGCAAATTTGAGATGAAGTTCTTTTTCTATGTTTTTATCAAGAACAGCCAATATAGATAGATATGGATTCCCACAAGATAATGTCTGAATACGAACGGATATATCTGAAGAAGAACCTATTTTTACAAGACCTATATTCTTGTCTTTCATAAGATATGTACTTCTATTTTTACAATTTTTGGGAGGATTACTTAATACTTCTGCCATAGTTTTAAGTATCGCATAATGCAACATCTTACAATCTCCGAATAAGTAACTATTTACAACTACAGCTTTGTCAAAATTACCAAGGAGCGCATATTCTATTAATGAATCAGCTAATTCAAGTTGCGTTAATACGCTACCGTCAGCACAAATTATACATTTTGTGTAACAATCTTCATACAACTTTATACAATCTCCTAAATCAGGATACATTGTTTCAATAAAATCCTTTAGGCTATTGGTTAAAACTTGATCATTCTGACCTTTAAAAACTAAATCTGTCATATTACCTAATTTTATGTTAACTTTTAATTACCGTCAATTACACGTTTTGGATTACCCGATTTTCAAACTAACCTTTATTTTGTATGACAAAAAAAGAGCCTGCCACGGAAACTAATCCGCAACAAGCTCTTGGCTTTATCAAATATGTAGTATGTCTTTTCGTCATAATCAATGTGGCGTGCATCTTCACACGCTTCCACAAAGATAAATATTGCTTCTCTCTTTCGCAAATAAGAATACAAAAAAAGAACGACCGCTAGCAAAAAGCACAGCAGCCGTTCAATCCACGCCCTACTCTCTATCCCATTTTCCCAAGAAGACAATAGCAAAGATATCAAACAGGTTGTATCCACATGGAAAAAAGGTTAATAAAATATATGTTGTATAATCTGTTATTTTAATTTAGATTAAACAAAAATAATATTTAAATTGTTTGTTAATAAATAAATTAATTTGTTCCTTTGTAGCAGGCAATAGCCTTCATGGTGTGAAGTTACACCATACCCACTTTTAGAACGTGATCACTGTGGAGGCAATTGCTGTATTATAACGGCGGTTGCCTTTATTGTTGAACAATGAAACAATGGTTTAAGATACCTTCTTTAAAGAAGTCGAATAAGGATATGTATAGTGATGCTACTTATCATGGTAAAGATGATGGTGGTAATTTTATTTATGTTCCTAAATGGGTGGAAAATCTGTTTTCTGACAATAGAGGGAATATAGATTTTGACATGTCGACCGTTGAAGGGAAATCAAGAGCCTTACATGAATGTTGGCCGTTTGCAATGGTTCTAGATCATTGCGGAAGAATGATGCAGAATGGGCGGTATTATGTGACGGATATTAACGGAAACGAGAAGAGGAGTTTTAAAGACATTGTGACTCTTTTGAATCGTCCGAATGTGATACAGAGTGGGCGTTCTTTTATAAAGCAGATTGAGATATCTTTGAAGTGTTTCGGATTTTGCCCTGTCTATACACTAAGAGCTTTAAAGTCTGATCTCCCTAAATCCATGATGGTAATACCTCCCGAATTATTCTACATGGAATCATTCGGTAAGGGCCCGTTTACTCAAACAGAGCTTTCTTCAATTGCTAGTAAGGTATATATACGTTGGGGAAATGAGAATATAGAACTTGGTGATGAGGAGTATTTTGTCATATACGATTCGATAATGGATATTCCAAGTAATAATGGAGGGAGAATTACCTTCCACTCCCCTGTGGACGCATTATCTACTCATACTCGAAACTATATGGCTCAACTGATAGGGAGAGGAAACCTTATTGTTAATGGAGGACCTAAAGGGATACTATACGGGAATGATACGACTGACGTAGGGAATGCAGCTATTACTCCGTCTGAATCCAAGAAATTGCAGGATGATTTCAAAAGGAAATATGGTATAGTGCATAAGTTGTATGAAATCATGGTGACTCCTAAGAAACTAGGGTGGATTACATTGGGGTCAAATACAGACCAATTGAAGCTTCATGAGGAGGATAAGGCGTGTTTGGAAGCGATAGCTCAGACGATAGGCTTTGACCCCAATCTGATTATACAAGGAAGTACTTATGATAACTCTTCTCAAGCAAAGAAAGCGGCATATCAGGATCTTATTATCCCTGACAGTGAATCTATAACAGAGGTTCTGACTAATGCTATATGTAAGGACAGGGCAATAATCAAAATGGACTTCACTCATGTCCCTTGCCTTCAAAAGGATATGAAAGAATTGGCGGATGCCTTGTCTACAGCCTCTAATGCTGTAGCTTCATTGTATAACAATCGGCTGATTACTTTTGAAGAGGCAAGAACCGAAATGTCTAATTTTACAGATATTGATCCTGATAATCCTAAGGGAGAATTTAAAAGTGAAATAAATAATGATGGAGACAAGCAAATACAAAAACAGGCTGGGGAAGCAGTATAAATCCTTAGCTTTTTATGCAAAGGAGATACAATATGATTCTGGCAGCAGAACTATCAGTGGCTATGCTGCGGTTTTCAATAACATTGATAAGTCCGGTGACATGCTCCTGAAAGGTTGTTTTTCAAAAAGCATACAGGAGAGAGGCCCGGGAAGTTCTGCTAATGATAAGATTATCATGTTGTGGATGCATGACATGCATGAGCCTATAGGACGCATTACGCTTCTGCAAGAAGATGAGAAAGGGCTTTACTTTGAAGCGTCTATTGATGATGTGGAAAGAGGAAATCAAGCGTTGAAGCAGCTTGAAAGTGGCACTTTGGACCAGTTCTCTATAGGTTATAGTTATGTATGGGAAAAATGTGAATATGACAGGGAACGTGATTGCTTGGTTGTAAAGGAAGTCATTCTGTATGAGATATCCGTAGTGTCCATAGGATGTAACGGAGAAACTGAATATCTTGGTCTGAAATCGGCAGAAGAATATGAAAGTGCGTTGGAGTCACTTCCGGTTGAAATAAGTGATGTATGTAAAGGACTTCCGATAAGAAAGAGGGAGGAAATCCAAATGTTAGTAAGAAAAGCGATGTCACTCGCTCGATACAAGCCGGCAGACAAGCCACTTGATGAAGAGGGAGCCGATGAAAAAATAAAACTATTTACAAAACCTTTAAAACTTAAATAAGCATGAAATTTGACTTTTTAAGCAAAATTGATTTGTCGGTAATGGATGAGGTTTCCGTGAAGTCATTACAGGCGTTGCAGGACGCAATAAACGCTACTGTAGGCGATTTCATGGACGATACTATCGACAAAAAAACTTTTGAGGATAAATTAAATGAGGTTTCTCAAAAGATAGATTCCGAAAAGGAATTGGAAACAGTGCGTAAGGAACTTGGTGAGATGAAAGAGATAATCGTTCGCATGAAAGGTGCAATGCATAAGAATGAAGACGGGCAAATGGTGTTCAAGTCTGTAGACCAGCAGATTGAAGATCAATTGAAGGATTTCATCACAGTAGGCAAGCATGGAGAGAAAACTGTGGACTTGAAAACGGCTTGTAAGCAGTCCCCCGGTTTTAAGAAAAGCCTTACGCTTATTATAAACAAGAAGGAGGTTGAGCCCTTGAAGAGTACGGGTGTGGCACCACATTATAACATGACAATTGATAGTCAGTTATCTGTTGATCCACGTTCCCAGACTGTAATCCGTAAATTTGCCAATGTGGCAGCAATATCTACACGATCATTGACTTATGCGGAGTTCAATCCAAGTGAAGAAGAAGCTGAATGGGTTCCAGAAGGCGGTCTTAAGCCTATGATGAGCGGTACATTGGCAGAAGTTACTATCAATGCTGGCAAAGTGGCTCTTGGCACAAAAGTAACTGAAGAAACATTATCTGATTTGCCTCAGTTGGTTGCGGAGGTTAGGGCTGAGATTATCAATCGTATTGGTTTGAAAGAAGAAGAAGGTATTCTGTCTGGTACTGGTTCCAGCGGTCAGATTAAAGGGATTGGGAGTGATATACCTACATTCTCTTTGACAGCTCTGAAAGTAGAGAAACCCAACACTTATGATGTTATTGTTGGTATGTATACACAGATTGTATCAATGTCCAATATGGCTTATCGTCCAAACCTTGTGCTTATGCATCCTCTTGACTATGCACAGATGCAGTTGACTAAGGATGTTAATGGACAATATCTCCGTCCTTTCCGTATTGGTGATGAACTGATTCAAGGTTTGAAAGTGGAAACCAGCACTGCAATCAAACAAGGTGATATTTGGGTTGGCGATTTTAACTATCTTAACATCCGTGATGTATGGGTTCTTACCATTACACTTGGGTGGGAAAATGATGATTTTACTAAAAATATGGTGACTATCCTTGGTGAAAAACGTCTTATGGTGTACATTAAAAAGCAATATAAAACTGCATTTGTCAAGGATAAGATTGCGACCGTTATTGAAGCTATAACCCCTGCCGGTATTGGCGGATAAATTTATTAAACATTATGAAAGTAAATTTAACTAAAACTTATGAGGTTGAGTTCGCAAAGGACGGGGCCGTTTATAAAAAAGGTGATAAAGTAAGTGTTAATATGTTACTTGCAGGTAAGTTCTTCCAAGATGGACGTGTTGCCACTGTTCCTTCGGAATTGATGGAGGACGCTAAGAAAATCGGTGCTGAAGATTTGTTCAATAAAAAGAAGGACCTCAAAGATATTGTGTAATGTTGGTGGATTATACTTTTTTCCAAGGTGGTATTCTTGATATCGAAGGTGCAGTATTGAATATACATACTCCTTCTGAGACTAATAAGGCAATTGTTGACAGCCTTCAAGGCTTTGTAATGCAATATGAGCCGGAATATTTAGAGAAGCTCCTAGGGGAAAAGTTGTATAAGGAATTCTCATCCTATATTTCCAACGATGGAGAAACGAAGGAAAAAAGATGGGATGATCTTATAGCGCATCTTGTCATGAAATATAGTGATGGCGATAGGGAGATTTCCAAATCCCCCATCGCCAACTATATATACTTCCATTACTTGAGACATAATCACACTCAGGCGACTATTACAGGAGTGAAGGCTGATGGAGATGATGGTCGTCTTGTAAGTCCCGAAAGGAAAATGATGTTTGCATGGAACGACATGGTAAGAATGAATATCAGACTTGTGAGATGGCTTCAAGCCAATAATGCGGACTATCCGGATATCGCCACCGATTTCGAATTGATGGAAACAATTAATTCCTTTGGGTTATGATAATTGATATAATATCAGATGTATGTGCTTCCTTGTCAAAAAGAATGGATCAACAGATAAATTACATATATGGTGACAGTTCTTATATAAGGGAAACACTTCTTCTTCTTGGGAAAAGCAGGGTGACAGCATCGGGAAAATTCCCAATGATAGGGCTGTATGTTCCCTTAGACGAGGAAAGGGATAGTGAGAATTATTTTTGTAAGGCATCTGTAAACATAATAATCGCTACCAATACACTGGAAAAGTATACAAATGAACAACGTCGTGAGATATCTTTTGAAGGTATTCTTCGACCTTTGTATTACGGATTCATAGAAGAGTTAAAAAAAAGTGATAAATTTGATTTCGGTTACTCCGGTATTGTAAGCCATACATATTCAGAAAATTATAGTTTTGGAAGACGTGGTGCTGTTGATGTTGACGGTAAGGAAGTTGGCGAAAAGATAGATGCTATTGAAATAAAGAATTTGGATTTAACAGTTAAAAATCAGAATTGTTATGCGAACAGATATTAGAGAGTGCGGCAGCACGTCCGGATTTAATACTGGAATGAGTTACTGCCCCCTGCAACCGGACAAGGTCGCAGGTGTTATATTGGTCATTCATGGCAAAAAACTGCCCAAGGAATTGACTGCTGATGCTTTGGAGGGAGCCTGTCATGCTGATTATCCGGACAGAATTTATCCTATTACAGGATTTTCGGAATACGCGGTAAGCGGCGGTGAACCCAATACAACAGAAAATGGTTATGCCGGGTCGGAAATAACGGGCTATTCGGCAAGGACGGATACATTCACGTTGCGTAAGTTTAATCTAGCTTTACAAGCTAATCTTGTAGCCAACAAGGATACATTGTTTGATATGTATGTTTTTGACAAGAATAATGTAATCTACGGAGAAGATGACGGGACAGATGAACTTGCAGGTTTTGCATTATCTGGTGTTTACCCTACAGGACAGGCTTATGATTCAAGCGGTCAGAAGGCTTATCTTGCGTTTAATGCGATGTATTCCGATACCGAGAAGATGATGAAAAACATGTCTGTAAAGCAAGCGGGTGTCAATTTGGAAAATGTTCTCAAGGGATTGAATTACGTTGAATTTGTCAAAATGGCATCTCCTGAGAATACATATAAACTCGTGGATCACTATGACCGCACAGACCTTACTGCATATTATGGCACTGTATTGTCTAATAAGGCTTCAACAGTTGTTTCTGGTGCGTCAGCACTGGAATACAGTAACGGTGTGCTTACAGCGACAGGAGGTGTACCGGTGCTTAAATCTCCTTCTATTTTACAGGCTAATGGGGTCATTGGAATTGAACAATGGGTACAATGAGAATTAATGGAGTCACATTTATAGAGTCCGAGGTGGTCAAACTTTCATTGGATGAGTTTGTCGCTCAGAATATAGATGTATTCTGGAAGGACATTTCTAGAGAAAGGCGTAAATCAAGGCTGGTTTCCGTATATAATAGGATTATCAATAACAGTAATTTAGGAGGCGGGGGAGATTGATCCCCCGTTTTTGCTATGACATTGGAGGAATACGCGAGATGTTGGAAGAAATTGGCTGATGGCATTCAGCCAATGATAAGGGATAAGATGGAAAGGGATGTTCCTCAGTTTGAGGAATATATACGAGAACAGCTATATAGTGGTGTTGATGGCGATGAAAGTCCTTTAATTCCCGGATATACAGAGGACCCATACTTTAAAAAAGCTTATGGAGAGCATTGGAGGAAAAATGCCGAACGCTATAAGAATTGGAAGACAAAGATACAGAAACCAAAGCCTTCATATTTGGGTTTTTCTGCAAGAGGAAATAATACTCCAAACCTTATCATACGTGGAGATTTTTATAGTTCCATCACGGCAATACCAATATCAAATGGTATAAGGATTGCCAGCTATGGCGTTTCTTTTGGTTCTGATATTGAGAAGAAATATGGTTATAAAATTTTCAAGGTAAGCTCCAAAGCAAGGAGGCATTATGTTACGTATAGGCTTATGCCCTCTATTGAGAAATTTATAAGGAGGTGCGAACTATAAAGTATTATTAACAAAAAATGGAATTGAACCGAATTATGAAAAACTGCTTGTGCCAAGGGAATAAGTCAATGAGGGAAATGGAGCATATGCGATCAATCGCAGAGAAGGCTGCTGTTATGGATGAATGTGTTTATATATTATACAAGGTTGGAGATGTGTATAAATTCTGTCGTGAAGGTGAAAACTGGTCGGGTGAGTTTGTTGAATTCATATTTCCGTAAAATGGTGATTTTTATCATTCTATTATTTTGGCGTTTCCCGTATTATTTATTAATTTAGCAACAGCGATAGATAGAGGTTTCGCATAGAAAGATATTATATATTCATTAAGAGTAATGGATATGATGCGGTGGCCGACTCCTCTATATCGGTTGCCGCATTTTTTTATATCCCGTATTAAGATGTACGGAACATCTTGTGAACGAAAAGACATGAAAACGAATCAAATCATGATTCGCCCAATGGGTGAATTTACAGTTAGTCAGAGAACAAAAGATGGCTATTTTGACGGTGGGGACTTGTTACGTCAATGGAATTCAGTAAAAGGAAATGAACAAAGAAAAATGGATGAGTTTCTTTTGGCTAAAAGAACTGGAGATTTTATAGAAGCGCTCATAGCTGAAGAACGTGAAAATGGTTTAGGGGAAAATTCCCCTAAAATTGATAATCAGGTAGTTAAGAAGAGTAAGGTTAAAGAGAAGGGTAAAGCTGGCAGACCTAAAGAAGAAGTATGGATGCATCCTTTCTTATTTACCAAATTTGCCATGTGGATTAATCCTCGCTTTGAAGTAAAGGTAATACGCTTCGTATATGATGAGATGATTCAATACCGTAATTTAGCTGGAGATGCTTATCCTGCTATGTGTCGTGCCGTTTGTTCAATACTCCCTGGGGATATATTCCAGAAAAAGATTAAGGACTTAGCCAAGTCTCTAAACATCATAGTTTATGGCAAACATGAATCAGAAATGCGTAATAAGATTGGCGATGAAGATAAAATCCGCGAATTATATGAGTTAGAATTACAGATAGCTCAATGGATAGATTTAGGCTTTATCAAAGACTATAACAGCCTTAAATCTACATTGACTAAATTGTATTACCGGAAATATCCCAATGTTCTCCCAATGTAAATATTGATTTTTCCTCAAATGTCTTGTGCGAAAAGATATTTATTTTTTAATTGAAAAACAAAACTATCATTTATGTTGTAATTTAGATTTTGTCTAAATTGTGAATGTAATATTTAATAATTGCGTTACTATATATTACTATGCGTTACTTAGTATTACTATTAATTGATATTGTCTTTTGTTTAATATTCATACCGTTGTATAAGATAAAAACATCATTTACCTTTGTATCTGTAACAAGTGCAAGGCGTTACTTGATGTTGATTAAATATTCTCCTATTGGAGTTTATATATGACTGTTCCGTAGTAGCTTGCACCTATTACGGAACTTTCTTTTTATACGATTCCAAGCGTGGATAGTATAAGGGAGGAAAGCAGGAGTGAATAATGGCACAATGGGGTTCGATTCCTCACCTGCTACAATCAGTCAAAATAAATCCCCGAAGGCGGAAGTGACTGAGCCTCCAACGGGGAACAATATTAATCTTATATCGCAAAAATATTTGTAACATAATTTAAAAGGCTATGAAAACAATAGATAAACTTGAAATTATACTTCAAAAAATGGAAGAACAAAATAATAGACTTGAACGGATATGCGGCAAGCATCTCAAACTGATTGTATGCACTGGGAAAAGAAGTGAGAAGGTGAAATTTAAACATGAAGATTGAAATGCTATGTTTGTAATTTATTTATACAACATTCTAAATTGCAAACAAATATGTTGTAATGTTTGCAATTGAATTTGAAAATATTGTACTTTGTAAAAAATAACTAATTAAAAACTATAGATAATGTCTGCTATTTTAATGATTGGAGTGATAGCAATAATAGTAATTGTTGCACTCAACATGGGAAAAGGAACTAAAGCTGAAGATGGGGATTTTGTATTGAGAGCTATTGCAGGGGATAATGATGTCGCTCTTGTTTTAGAAAAAATAAAAAGTGAACAAAAGGGAAAAGTAATAATACCTAAAGGGGTTACGACTATTGGTTATGAGGTTTTTAAAGGAATGATTTATATTACTGATGTTACTATCCATGAAAAAGTAAAAATAATAGGTCAAAGAAGTTTTAAAGATTGTTTGGGCCTTGATTTTTTATATACAGGAGAAGGAACGGAAAGGATTGGAGATGAATCTTTTGAAGGATGCTTAAATTTAAAAGTTATTACTATTGGTCCTAGAACCAAAAATATAACTATTGGTCCTAGAACCAAAAATATAGAATCCTAATGCTTTTAAAAATTGTCCCAATATAGCAAAAATAAATATAGAATGTTTGACTCCTCCAGATATTTTTGAAAATTGCTTTGATGAAGATGTGAAAAAGAATTGTATCTTATATGTACCTAAAGGTCGTTTGGAAATATATTCAAGGGCAATAGGATGGAGTAAATTTAATAACATTCAAGAAAACGAATGATAAAAATGAGGTTGTGTCAGCATTTGATACAACCTCATTTTTTATTTTCTCACCTTCATAATATCAATAAAATCACTATCTTTGCTCTTAGAAGGTGCATGAAGTCATGCACTACCCAAAACTTACGAAAAGACCATGGCAGGAGCAGAATTTAAAATTACTGATGCGATTGATCCTAACATCGTTAAGAAGTTAAATGAGATAAGGATTAATATTCAAACCACATCTTCCGAATATGCGAATTTCACAAAACAATTAAGTGATGGTATAAATTTTAAGCCGGGTAATCTAAGAGAATACCAGTCTAAAGTTGACAGTTATAATGCTACAATTACCAAATTATATGCTTCTCAAAATAGGTTGTCTGAATTACAGGCTAGTCAATTAAAGTTATTGACCGATATTTCCCGTAAGATAGAGCTTCTTACCAAGCCATTGAATACATTGGCAGACAAGATAACGGAAGTAAAAGTAAATTTGAGAGGTGCTTCCGAAGATCTGAAAAACGTGTCACAAGATGCGGAAAATGCTTCTGTTTCATTTCAAGAAGCATCTAAGAAAATATCCATGACTGCTGCTGATTTTGATTCAATCCGTCAGACGGTAAAGGCTTTTGATACACAAGCCTCCGAATTGAACAGTAGGTTAAGTGATAACAAAGAAACAATTTCAGCCTTAAGAACATCTCTGAGGGAATTATCAAAGGAGTATAAGAAAGGTGCTATCAGCGAAGAGGAATACAAGTCCAAAAGAGATGCTACGGTATCCCAGTTACGCATGCTGACAGAGCAGAATAAACAGTATTCGGCGATATTGAGAAATCATACGCAGGTAGCGATTGCCACAGCAGGAAGCTATAACGAGATGAAGGCTTCAATGCTTCAGTTGGAAAAGGAATATTATAACCTTTCACAAGCTGCACGCGAGGGAGCAAAAGGTATGGATATCTTGAACAATATCGGCAAGTTGAATCAACAATTAAAGGATATAGATGCACAGATGGGCAATTACCAACGTAATGTGGGTAATTATGCTTCGGGTTGGAATGGTCTTAATGTTTCCATACAACAGATTGCGAGAGAACTTCCGGCTTTGTCTGTTAGTGCCAATACTTTCTTTCTTGCCATATCCAATAACCTTCCTATATTTATTGATGAGTTAAAGAAAGCAAGGGTGGAATATGAACTTCTTAAGAAATCGGGGCAGACTGCTACACCTGTATTTAAACAGGTATTGAGTTCCCTTCTTAGTTGGCAGACGGCTTTAGTTGTTGGGATAACTCTTTTATCAAGTTATGGAGGTGAGATAACCAAATGGGTGGGTAGCCTGTTTGATGCGAGAAAAGAAATTGATTATCTAAAACAGCTTCAGGAGGATTTGAATAAAGCTCAAAAAGAAGGTGTGAAAAATGCCCAAGATGAAGCTGTTAAATTGGATATATTATATAGGGCTGCTGTCAATTTGAATAAACCTATGGGAGAGCGGAAAAAAGCCGTTGAGGGACTGAAAAAGCAATATCCTTCATACTTTAAAAATATAAGTGATGAAAACATTCTTGCAGGTAAAGCGGCTGATAGTTATCAAAGGTTATCTAATGCCATATTAGCTTCGGCTAAAGCTAGAGCTGTGCAAGATCGGCTTGTAGAACAGGCTAAACAAAAATTAGACTTGGAAGATCAGTTGGCAGAAAAAGAAGAAAAACGTGCGAAACTTGAATCTGCTAGAGATCAGATGAAAGCACAATATGAATCCAGTCAAGGGGCAGCTATGGATACAGCTAGAGACATGTATGGGAAGTTAAACAAGCAGGTTGAAGACTTGGATAAAGAAATAGGTTCTTTATTAAATCAGTTATATCAAGCAGATAAGGCTAGTAGAGATATGATAAGTTCTATTAACATTGGAGATGTTACATTTAATCCTCATTCTGCCGATAAAGCATCGGATGATTTAGCGCAATACATAGAGAATCTTAGGAATAAAATGGCTGACTTGTCCGTTTCTCTCATTAAAGATGAGCATGAACGTAGTCTTGCTGCCATAGAGAAAGAATATAAAGACCAGATAGCAGCTGTAAAGGGATATTCTGAGGAAGAGAACAAACTTCGGGAAATGTTGGGCCAAGAGAGAATGCAGAAGATAGCGAAAGAGAATGAGGAATATGCTAAGAAGTTGGCAGAGGCTGAGAAAAAAAGGATCGAGGAAAAGAAAAAGTATACTGATGAGATGCTCAGACTGGAAGAGGAACAATCATCTCTCCGTATAGCAGCTACAAGTACTGGATATAAGGAACTTGAAAACATTATAACAGAAAATTATTCAAAAGGGCTGCTATCGCGAAAAGAATACGATGAAGCCATGCGTGAACTGGAGCGGAAAGCCGCAAACGAGCAATTACAGATACAGATAGATGCTGCTGAAAAAATGATTGAGATAGCGGAAGCATCGGGCGTGGTAAGCAAGCAACAAATTGAAATGCTGAGAGAATCCATAAAGGCTATGGAAGCAGAGATAGGTTCTATAAATGCGGATGATCAGTTGAAAAAAGCGGAAGAGCAACAGGATATCACACGAAGGAATTTTGAAGTGTTGAAAGGTTATTCTTCTGCATTGAAAGATCTTGCATCGGATATCGATAGCCCGTTTGCCGGTATATTTGATGGGATGGATAAGGGATTCAGTATTATGTCTGATAAGATATCGGGTGTTTGGAAAGAACTTACAGACGGTGAGAAGATGGAAAGAACTACCGAGATGTGGGCTTCTATGGTTAGTGGAATTGGTGAAATGATATCATCCATTTATGATCGCCAGATTGAAGCTATTGAGGCTGAACAGGAAGCGAATGAGAAAGCAGGTGAAGAGGAAATTTCCCGTATAGAGGCTTTAGAAGAAAAAGGTGCTATAACAACTGAAGAAGCCGAAGCGCGTAAACGTGCGGCGGAAGATAAAACGGCACAAAAGAATGCCGAATTGGAGAAGAAAAAAGCTGCATTAAGAACAAAACAGGCAAAGTTTGAGAAAGCTACCAGTATAGCTGAGGCGGCTATACAGATAGCAGGTGGTATTTTGCAGACGATAAAACAATTGGGCTTCCCTGCTGCAATACCTATGATAGCTGCTCTAGGTGCTATGGGAGCGATACAGCTTGCTACTATTATAGCGACTCCTATTCCGAAGTATGCCAAGGGTACTGATTCGCATAAAGGCGGATTGGCTGTAGTGGGTGATGGTGGTGTTCCTGAAACAATCGTTACTGATAAAGAAGCGTATATTACTCCGTCTGTCCCTACTTTGGTTGACATCCCTAAAGGTGCGAAGGTTATACCTTATGCTGTGGATATGGACAGGATAAAGGCTCATGCAAATGATTTTGATGGTCTTATGGCATATAGAAGCGAAAACAATCTTCCTCCTGTATCAATAGTTAATGATTATAGCGAACTGGAGAAAAAGATAGGGCATCTGGAAAAATCACAGCAGATAGGATTTGCAAAATTAGCCAAGGCGATAAGAGAAAACAATTATCAGCAATTTTCAAAAAGTATCTGATTATGAGGTATACAAGTGACATATATGAACTTCCCTTGTCCGTTTTTATAGAGATTTATACCAATGATAGCAATACTATTGAATTTGACGATGAGGACAAAGGGGCTGCATCGGCAAAAATTATCAATGACTATATAGAAATTGTCGGGAGCAAACAGTTGTTCTCTGAGATATTGAATTGTAATGAGCGTATGAATCTTGCAATGACCGTGGAGTGCATGAAGGCATGTGAGAACATGATGAAGTTGAAAATGTATGATGAGGTGCGTGATATTCTGATGAAGATAGGTTATTCGTGTAAAAAAGGTGATGTAATGGCTATGAATGCTAGAATATCCGCATTAAATTCCCGTGCACAATATGATTTGGATAAGATAAGTAAGGAAAAGAATGAGGAACTGAAGGAGAAGCCTACAAAACGTGGATTTATAAATGAAGTTGTCGCTATTGGGAAGTATAATAAGATGTATATCAATCCGAAAGAATGGACCGCCGGATCTTATGCCTGTCTTGTAAGGCAGACATGTGACGAAATCGATGGGTTGAATCGTAAAAAGAAATAATTATGTATTATCGATGTGAGTTACTTATAAATGGTCTGAAGTACAGGGTTACTGATGATCTTGAGAATTGGGACGAGGTGAAGGCTAGTTTCAAGAGAAATGACTATGACGGTGTTATCCGTACATTTTCCAACAAATTTTCTTTTGCTGGGGATGCTAGAAAATTGCTGTTAAAACAATATGATGAAGATTATTTGAATGCTTCTGCCTCAATAATAATAAGTACAAGAAATAACAGTTGGTTGTATAATGAACGGTTTAGTTGCGCTCTCAATTTTTCTACATTACAGGATAATGGTCGTATCTTACAGATAAATGCCGTGGATGATAGCGTGGCGTCCATGATAAAGTCAAAAAAAGGAACTCAATATGAATATTCGGTCGAAGAGGTGAAAAGCCCCATTCCTCTTGTTTATGACGGACTTGAACTTTCAGAATCAGCAAAATGGATTCCTACAGGTGATACATTGGAAGACGATGACACTCTTATTAATGTTTATTTCAGCAAGAAAATGTCACCAATGCCAATATATATAACTGCCAGTGATTCCTTAATAAAGGGGTCTCTTGAATTTAATGATCAAACAGTAGGTGGTGATGATGTATATTCGATAAAGGCTCTGAAATCAATTAGGATAAATATAGAGTTTAATATTGATATGTTTGTGTTTAGGGAATATCAGTCTGGTGCTTTGGGATATGATGTAAGAGGTGTGAGGCTCCAGATTATGAAGATAAGTAATGATATTGATAGTAATGGGGAAGCGGTGACTACGGAAACGGTGATAGGAAGTCTTGAACTTACGACAGAATCAGAAACGCCAGTGGAAAAGAAGGTTTCGGAATCGTACAATATAAGTCTTTTGCATAATGATAAAATAATAGTGAGAGCTATGTATGTCAATGAGAAAGAAGAGATTGTACCTGTATTGCCGGATTTGCCATACAAAGTCTCAACATCAAGTTATTTTAAAGCATCATGGAAAAATCGAATAAACCCTGTTGAGATGGATGTTATAAAGCCCGATACATTGCTGAACAGACTGCTTAAAAGTATTAATGGAGAGAAAGATGGTTTGACTGGAGTGATTGAGGGGACAGGAGATAGAAGGCTTGATAATTGTATGCTCTTGGCGGCTGAATCAGCCCGTAAGATTCCTGGAGCCAAAATATATACATCCTTCACCAAATTTGCAAACTGGATGAGTTATGTGTTTGGTTATGCTTACGACATATCCGGGAATACAGTAACTTTCCGGCATAGAAGCAAATACTTCTCGGATGATGTTGTCAAAAGGATAGATGATTTATCTGATTATGAGATGAAGGTTAATTCTGCATTGGTGTATTCTCGCATACGGATAGGCTTTGACAAGCAGGATTACGATACGGCTAATGGAAAGGACGAGTTCCGTTTTACGAATGAATATACCACAGGCGTGACCATAACGGACAATAGCCTTGAAATGATATCTCCATACCGTGCGGACGCATACGGCATAGAGTTCCTTGCTGACAAGATAGGTGAAGATACTACAGACAACGAAAGTGACACTGATTTATTTATGGTAGGGGTGAAATCTGATTCATCTGGACTTAAGTATATATTGAACAGAGATTATCTTATGGGGGGCGTTCTCAGCCCTGACACAATGTTCAATGCCATGTTTTCCCCTTCTTCTATGGTTTTGGCCAATGAAGCATACATCGGCTCATCTGTTGAGATGCTTACTTTTGCGTCATCAGATGGTAATAGTGATGTGGGTATTGATGGAATGGGGGAAAGTAGGGATATAATTCTTTCAAAAAGGATGTTTACTGTGGCGGAGGTGGAATTTGAGACTTCGGATGTGGAACTCCCGGAAGATCTTACAGGAATTGTTGAACTGGAATACCAAGGCAAAGTTGTACAGGGATATTATCAGCAGGCTGATTACAATTTTACAAAATCACAAAGTTCAAAGGTAACTTTGATCGTGAAAAATTTAAATTCGTTATAAAGATTCAAATTTTAATTGTTATATTTGCAATGAAAGCTTGTGAAGTCACAAGTTACTAGAAACTTACGAAAAGACTATGATATCAATCGGAGATGTTTGTCCGTTATTCTTTAAACCGCTGAAATATAAATATTCAAATGCAGGATGTTTCAGACAAGTATTTTCTGTGTCAGACAACATCCTGCTGCAAATATTTTGTGATAACGGCGAAAAACCTTCAGCTTATTTGAATGATAAGATCGGCAATATTTCCTCCAAGATAACACTGCTCACTTATGATGTAAATGAAAGTATTAAGATGTATTATGCCTCATTATCTCCTTCGGAGGGGATATATACAGTAACTATAGCCGATAAAGAATGTGAGGAGTTCTGCGTGTGTGAGAATATAGGTGATTCTATTCTGATCGAATATTCCCATAAAGATAATAATTCTGCGTTTGATAATATATTCTGGATTGATGAGGTCCGGCAGATGTTCCAGTTCAGAATAATAGGAGGATTCAAGCCGGATGGGGTGGAGTTGAAAGTTGAAAACGAACAGTTTGTGAATCAGAAGCAGGAGATAATAGAAATGTATTCTCTCCCCTATAAAACATTTGATTTTGTTTTCGGGACAAGTTGTGGCGTTCCGTATTATATAGCGGAGTTTATAAATAAGGTACTTTGCCTTTCTCACGTCAGCATAAACGGTAATTTGTTTGTACGGGAAGGGGATTCTGTCCCGGAAAAGATTGATACAATAGGTAAGAAACAGATGTTTATATATAAAGTGACTTTACGCCCTAGAGAAAACGATATTGCTGGGATCGGAGGCAAAACTGAGATCGCAACTTCTTCTTCAGAAATCGCGTTTTTACTAACTAATCCCGAAGAGGACGATGTGTTGAAATATAAGAAGGCGAAAGCTGCTTTTGTTAATGAAAATTACGTGTAATCATGGCTAGAAATCGTCCTATAAAGATATTGTGGTACGGTTCGGAAACGGATGATGAAGGGAATCCGATTATACCGAAAATATCCCCGTCATTTGAAAAGCGACTGGAAGGGTTGAATGAGGGAGAGATATACATACATAATGATGATAAGAATCCTTCTATTTACATAAGAACCAATAAAGACAGGGTTGTTGCCATATCGGGAGGTGTAAATATAAGTGAATTGGCTAAATATTTTTTGCGCAAAGACAAGGAGGATTCTACAAATTTTCTTTTATCATTATTGGGCGGAACTGTCATTAAGAAATATGCCAAGTTCGGTGATTTCGTTACTGGTGTAGATGGCGGTTTTATTAATGAGAAGGGCGATATTGAAATGGGAAGCGGAGTTTTCCGAAAACGTCTGTTTGTACCTGAAATAGCCTATAACCGTACAACCTATTTCAAAGGACGTATGGTAAACTCCCCCGGTGGTGGTTGTACCGTATTGTCATACGTGGATAACGGCGATGGAACCTACACCATCACTCCCGATCTGACGGATGCGGACGGATTGAGCCAGTTTGTTGATGATATCCTTACCACCTATTTTGTGACTAAGAATAGCGAAGGCAAGCTGAACGGCTTTGAAGAAATGAAATTCCGGGTGACTGCCGCAGATTATACAGCCAAGAAGTTTACTGTCATTCCCCGTCCGGGGCATTCTGACTGGAAACCTGCCGAGCAGATGGTATTGGCACAAACAGGTAACTTTACGGATCCGGAACGTCAGACTTATATACTTATTGATTCCGTCAACGGAAACAACTGTATTACATTCTTTGACAATGCCAACACTTGGGACCCGGAGCCGGCACAGATGCCTGCGTGGTTCGGCAAGAAAAAAGGCATGACTGTAGCCGGTATTAATGCGGACAATTACTCAGCCGTTCTTCAGAACATCATCATGACCGGGCTTATCTTTCAAGTTGATGAGATCACCGGACAGACAGTGCGTGTACCCTTGGACAAGGGTGAATGGGTTGCAGGGAAGTACGCCTACTATGACCGGGTGTCACATAACGGGGCTTTGTGGTTGTGTGTTGATGATAATGGAACAACAACAGAACCGTCAGATGATAATCCGGCATGGCTGAAACAAGTGGCGGAAGGGCAAAAGGGTGATCCGGGACTGTCTGTAATAGGTGGCGGTCATTGGGAATCCTCTAAGACCCCATACGAGGTCAATACCATGGTCACTTTGGCGGGCTGTGTTTTTATCTCCAAGGTGGAAACCTCCAATCCTCCCATCAGAATATTGCGTATCAAAGGTGGCAATTTCTTAAGAAAGAAGGACGGTGGTTATTATCTTGCCGGGAAACCTGCGGACTGGGAGGTTAACGAAGACTGGGATATGCTGCTTGACGGGCGTGAACTGAAAGGTGAGAGTATCACTTTCCTTGGTGAATTTGCCACGGCTCCTGCCAATCCGAAAAACGGTGATTCATACCGTAACACGACTGACCGTGCTACCTACATCTATCAGGACGGAAGATGGCAGCTTATGATATCGGACGGAAAAGACGGTAAGGACTATGAGTATATATACACAAGAGGCAATATCATAGATAATCCTCCTGAAAAGCCTGACAGCCAGCAGAAGGATGATTATATCCCCGAAGGCTGGACGGATGATTTTGTTGGCGTGGACGCAGACCATCAGGTTGAATGGGGCTGCAAGCGTTTCAAGGAAAACGGTGTATGGTCAGAGTTCAGCACTCCTGCCGTGGTGCATCGCTGGAGTAAGGACGGAGAGAATGCCATCATGGCGGACTTCGATAACGAGATGGTCAATGCAGCCCTTACTTCAGACGGGAAGGTCGTATCCTCACAGACTTGGAATACAACTGTCAGTATGTGGTATGGAACGGAGAAGCTCACGCTTGACAGCATCACCTGTACACCTGACACAAATCTTCTGTGTGCGACAGACAAGAATACGGGAGTAGTGACAATATCGGTATCTGCCGGAGCTACTCTTGCTGCGACAAACACGGTGAAGATCACAATCAGGGCTACAAAGAACGGGCAGCAGTATTCCCGTGATCTGACATTCACAGTAGCTGGTGTGCGTGGGGGAGCGAATGGTGCGGATGCCATTCTATACAGCATTGTCGTTTCCGCCACTTCTGTAAGCAAGGACAAGAACGGGAACTACAGCGTGTCTTCCGTATCATGTTACAGGCAGAAGTCAGTGGGAGGCGTAATATCCACCACAACAGACGGTACATTGAAATACAGCATAGACGGTGGAGCAGAAGCTACCATAAACAACAATACAGCCATATCAAGCGGAAACTTTACGAAGACATTGAAGTTTATCTTTTACGTGAATGACCAGATAGTGGATGTTGAAACCGTTCCCATGCTTTCTGACGGTAAGGACGGTGCTGACGGTGAGAGCATCACAGCCGCAGGTCATTGGGAATCCGCCAATACCCCGTATGCCAAGAACAGTACAGTATCGTTTGCCGGAGGATCTTACTTAAGCAAGGTTCAAACATCCAATCCGCCACTTCCGCTTCTTCGCGTGAGAGGTGGACGTTATCTAAGGAAGAAGGATGGCGGTTACATACTTTCCGGGAAGAGATCGGACAAGGCTGTCAACTCCGACTGGCAGGAAATGACTTCCGGTGTCGAACCGTCCGCTTCGTACTGGCTTGACAGCCCGGTAAGCACGATAAACTTCACGTCAACAGGCACACCGTCACCGTCAGCGTTTGTCGTTACCATGAAACAGAATGTAGGCGGCAATGTGAGCGATACGAACAGGTTCTATCTTGTCGCACGGAAATATAACGGAAGCTGGCTGGCTCATGTAGGTGCTACCCTAAGCAATCAGATATCCGTTCCAGCGACAGCCGGATACACCCAGTTTGCCGTCCGGGCTTATCAATCCGCATCGGACGCGAACGCATGGAATAATAATTTTGTCGCTGAAAAAGGGGTGGGTGTAGCTAATGATGGTGCCATAGGAGCAACAGGAGCAACAGGGGCGTTTCCCCGTGACAGAGGTGTATTCGCATCAGGACAGACTTATGTCTGGAATGCGGATTACCGGGATAAGGTCATATATCTGATAGGGGGAGTTTATTATAATTTCCTTGTAAAGAATTACGGTGCTTCCGTTACCGTTGCACCCACATCAGCCAACGGGGATTCGAACTGGGAAGCCATGCAGAAGTTTGTGAATATCGCTACTGACACCCTGTTTGCCGATGGTGCGAATGTAGCCGGCTTCATGTTCAAAAACAATGTGCTTAAATCCCACAACGATGAAGGTGAAACTCTTCTTATCAATGGCGTAACCGGGTATTTCAAATGTAAGAATGCAGAGATTACAGGAACAATCACAGCGGATAAAGGACGTATCGGTCCGTTCTCCATCGCTTCGGGAGTATTGTCCTCAAAGATCCTTTATGAAAATGAAACAAATAAATACGTCGGTTTCAACCTGTCTGCCGGACAAATTGAGTTTTATAACGAAAGGACATTTGCAAACGTAAGAATCGGGGGAAACACGAAGTTTGTCACCATTGAAGGGATTAAGTATGATGCTGGAATTGACATACAGAGTCCAAATGTCATGATCGGGATGCACATCAAGACCCTGAGCATTCCTCTGTTCGTGGAGGGGGGTAACATTTTCCTTCATCCGAACAATGACAGTTATGTGTCTCTTCATGGCATAGTGGGCAACTGGAGGAACATATCCGTCAGCACTCCCCTGAATAACAATGATGATAATGTGATGTTTATTAATACGGACAATATAGAAGTGACACTTCCTCCGGATGTTCCGGGACATACTATATACTTCAAACGTATGAGCGGCGGAGTAAGATTGACAGGAGGACGGATCCTGCCTGCTCCCGGAGGACAGGAGGTGTCTTATTTTGATTTGGATTTTGCATCCGGCTTCATTAAGTGTATGGGTAATTATTGGGTTATGTTTTATTGCGGATAATTTAAATATAAAGTATGAGAATAAATTTTGCACAATTCCCTATTTATGATGGGATTAAAAAAGAAAAGCTTATAGCCAGTAACATCACTGAGGCCTTCGGTGACTGGATATATAAGAACGTAGCGGGTTTGAAGGCGCATCTCCTTGCGGAGAAAATCTTCAAGTCGACTGTAGATGGTGTGGAACTTGACGAAGAGGAGGTGGATATCATAAGACGTTCTACCCCTATGTTGTCCGGCTTGCTGGCCGATTCATTGAATGATTATCTGGATAAAAAGAAGGAGGAACAACATGAAGATTGAGAATTTGGAACGCGCCAGCCGAATCAATGACGAACTGGCGAAACTGAAGCTGGCGAAAAATACATTGAATAACGGAGGCTATGTCCGTATCTACAGCAGTGCCCGGTCAAGTGCCGGATGTGTGGAACTGGATATAGCAAACTTCAATGACGAGGTGAATACGTGTATAGACAACCATATTACAAAACTAGAATACGAAATAGAAACGCTATGATGAAAGAATTATGGCAATTAATCAAGATGCTGTTCTCAAGCAAGCCGGGTGATTTTGATACTCCTGAGCTGCTTCCCATGAAGCATTATCCTTTCAAGGGATACCGTTTCATGATGTGGTGCGGACGGATGATATACCGTGCCGAGAACAAGGAGAACATAGATAGGTATATGCAGACCTATGCGGGTAAGGAAAGCCTGACGCACGAAACCATACACCTGCGTCAGGCACAGGTTATCGGCTCATGGGTAAAATACTATTGGCGGTATTTTGTCGAGTGGATCAAGGGAAACCCTATCTGCCATCCTGCGAGTTCAGCGTATTATACCATTCCGTATGAAATGGAGGCGTATGCCAACGAAGGCAATCCGGATTATCCCGTGAACTATAACGGGAACAACCTTTCCCGGTACAAGATAAAAGGTGGCAGGAAGAAGCTGTACAAATCGGTTGGCGGCACTTCTAAAGCGTGGAAAACTTATATAAGAACTTTATAAAATTGAATATTATGAGTAATTTGAATTTTGAAAATATAGTTGGCTTCAAGGCTGTAGATAAAGACGGTAACGAGCAGAATGTGACAGTAGATGAAATGGTGGACATGGTTTCCACAAGAATGGTTATGGCTTTGTCAGAAACTTCAACATTTGCTGCCGCTGCGGCAACAGGAAATGATGTGTATGAGAATGAACTTCCGACAGTGACGGATGCCGCAAATGTAAGAGTTTTACAAAGTAGCGGAGATGCGGCAAAAATGACGATGCAGTCGCTTGCATCAAAACTGGGAGAACTGATTGGGAATGCAACATCAAATAAAAGTGGGTTGATGAGTTCAGGTATGGTACCTTTAGAATTATCTAAAGATAATAATCAATATTGTAAGATTAGTGTATTTATGCCAAATGCCGGATCAATAAATGAGTCTGTAATTAGTGTTACAAATGTTGGTGGAGACTCGTTCTCTGTCGCAGTGTCTATGATTAGATGGAATGCAAATAAAGTCTTTTGCAAATTGATAAACGGGACCAAAATTAGTAACATTAATATGTATTATACAGTTGATACAGATAGATTTTGCTTTTACATAAAAGCTAATTGGTATGCGAAAATAGTAGTGTCACGATTAGGTCTTGTGAACACGAGCAAAATAGAATCAATCAATGCTATCCCTAGTGAGGCGATTGAAGTACCAATATATTGACGTGACAAAAGATATAGCACTGACCTGGGAGAACTTTTGCCTGTAGCAAGTTCTGGGAAAAGCGGGTTGATGAGCGGTAATATTATGCGGAATAGATTGCAAAGCATTTCGTTTGGTAGTGGACGAGTCTATAAAATAGGCCATTTACAAGCAAACTACGTTGGGATAATATTCCGTGGTGCTGACATCATACGTGGCAAGATAATAGACTTTTGCATATTTAAGACATTATCCGGCGAAGTCAAAGCAGCGGGTACTAAAGAAAGTTGGATAAATCTCAAAGTTGACTCGAACAAATATGTGTACATAATGGTGCCAAACGCTAATATCTATTATGCGTCGATTGAATCGTACACTAATTATGTTCTTGATTCATCGATATCAGAGGTAGATTCATTTCCGTCTGATGCTGTTGACATTCCTTTTACATAAATTTCCACCATACTTTCGATCTGGGAGAACTG